TCAAGTACCAGATTTGCCGCCAACTATCTGTAGTACGGGAGCGACGTGGGGCAGTCGTGGGGCAGACTCTTTCTTGGACGGCTTCGGCGAAAGCGCCAGAGGGCTCGAAAGCGCGGCCAAAATCGTGTCGGTTGGTGATTCTGCCAGATGCGCATATTTGCGTGTCGTCAAGGGTGAGACATGGCCCAGAAGCCTGCCGACCTCTTCCAGTGAGACTCCAGCTTGAATGAGCCAAGATGCGTAGGTGTGTCGTAAATCGTGAATGGTGACATCGGTGATGTTGGCCGCGGTGATGGCAGGAAGCCAGACCTTTCGACGCCAGTTTGAATAGTCGAGCGGTGCGGATTTTGGGCCGTCGACCCTGAATAGTTGCCCGGCTTGTTTCTTCACGAGTTGTTTGATCTCGGCCAGTACCCAGTCTGGAACTGGGACGGAGCGGCGTCGGCGAGACTTCGGGTAGTCCTTGAGTCGGTTGCCTCGGTCGTCCCAAGTCTCAGATACTCGAATCACAGCTTTCTTGACGTCGACGCGCTTGCCTTGTAGTCCGATGGCTTCGCCCCACCGAAGTCCCGTGCCGAGTAGTAGAGCGATCAGCGCTCGGTCTCGGCTCTTTTTTGGGAATTGTTTGAGTAGGCGCTTCGCTTCCTTTTTCGTGAGGTAGCGCTCTTTTGCATTGTCGGGCGATGGGAGTTTGAGCCTGGCCGCTGCGTTGCTGGGTAGAACCTCAGCATCCACGGCAGCAGCCAAGGATGCCGACATGAGGTGCACTATCTTTTGTACGGTGGAGGGCGCGAGGCCTTCGGCAGCGAGCTCGCCTGCCCACTCGCGAATCTTATGACGGGTGATGTCAATGAGGGCTATTGAGCCCCACTTTGGAAGAAGCCTTGAATCTCGTCGTGTAGCATCCCTGCTGAGAGTGGACGGCTCCACGGATCTCGTAGGCCACCACTCTTCGCACCAATCAGACCATGATCGTAATGCCGCCTTCGGGTCGCGCCAGCCAATCGAGTGAGATCCTTCCTCTTTGACTGTCGCGGCTTTGAAGGCGGCTTTTTTTGTGTCAAAAACGCCTGCGCTGCGCTTCTCTCCGGTTGGTATCCGGTACTGTCCACGGTACTTGCCAGACGGTAGCTCTTCAGCCCAAGCCATGACGTTGCCTTTCTCGGTAAATACGGCGTTCGGGAGATTTACATCCGTGCGAGAAGTTCAGTCTTTTTCGTCTCAAATTCAAGCTCGGACAGGATTCCGGCGTCACGGAGCTCTGCGAGTTGACGTAGCTGACCTGCAAAATCGGGGGTGCTCTGACTGACGGCCGTCGACTGTGCGACCTGAGCCACGTTCACATTGACCGTCGGATGGCTTGATGCTTTCTGAGCCTGCATCGCGGTAATGATCGCTTGACGGAACTCGGCTGCCTCGTCGCGGCTCACACGGAACGCGGTTGTGTTGACTGCTGCGCCCGAGGAAGTCTGGACCTCGACGAGGTGGTAAAGCATTCCGTCTTTGCGGTTTGACACATTGGTGACGTGCTCAAGAAGGACCATATCGAAGCCGTCTTTGCCTCCCTTGATGCCGGTGGCGAGCATGGACGCGCCGGCGGTCATCGTGGCGAGAGCAACTTTGCCAGCTGATACTCCGCGCGCTCTTTCCCACTCGATGCGATCGGGCCAAAGGCGCACTTGGGCATTTTTGCCGCTGATGTGGCTGGTCACTGCGTACAGCGGTGGAATCTCGGTTGCTGTAACTTCGCTGGTTTCGTCGTCACGAACGTCTGCGGCGACATCGCCCTTCAGCTTCAGCGTGGCGTCTTTGGCATTTGTAATCGCCTGGTTGGCTGAGTCTTTGATCTTGTCGAACATTCCCATGTTTTTGACCTTTACTGTGTGGGGTGGGGGAGGTGATTGGTTTGTATTCAAGTCAGGTGTGGGCTATGCGCTGGCGCGCTGATAGTTGCTAGTGAGATAGGTTTCTAATACTTCGGCGGTGACGAAAAGTTCTAGGCACCATTGCCCGGGGTCGTCGGATGCTGCCACAGCAGCCATGAGATCGACGTCGCAGATTAGCCGGTTGGCGGCGATGCGGTTGACGAGACGTTCGCGTTTATCGTGCGCCGGCCCGTATGGCATAGGGGTATCTTCGCGTTCGGCGTGGACTATTTCATGCGCGAGGGTGCATCGTTCTTCGCGAGTAGTCAAGCCTCGTCTAAGGATGACGAGTTTGTCGTCGTGGAGGTATTCAGCGTCATGATCTTGGCGACTTAGGGGGCCGTATGTAACGGTGAGGCCCAGCGACGCTGCGTGGGCCCACGAGTCGTAGAACATCAGGGATAGTCCTCCTCGTTGACCTCGATGGTCCTCGAGCGTGTTTTCGCGACAGCGGGGAGGTCTTCTTGGTTGGTGGGTACTTCATCTCGGCGATGGTCAGCCAGGTGAGAGACTGTGGCTGCGGTCTGGACGGCTTCGGAGATTGGTGCATCCCAGAGACCCGAGATTTGAGTTACGTTGAGTCGACGTCCAACCTCGACAACAAGTTGTTCGTCGGTGGCGGTTTGAAGGGCTCTTTCGAGTCCCTCCGCCCCCGCGTCTTCGGGGGTAAGGTGGCCGGTCGCTATGAGCTCTGCGACTACAGGTCGTCCATATGCCCTAGCTACGGCACGAACCGTTTCGAAGGTGACCTGATCCTGGTTGACTTGGCGGGTGAGCGTCGAATGCGTGGTGCCGATTTTGCGGGCGACTTCTCGGTGTGAGTCGTTCCCGCGAATCGAGTCAATCCAATTCATTGCGTTGTTCATGTGTCAATAATGACACAGCACTGTTGCGTTTGTAAACCAATATGTTCAAAAGTTTGACAGCGTGGTGCTCTCATGTGAATATTGGAGCATGAACGCAACAAACGTACAGCAAATGAACCAGCCGGTTGCGGTGATTCGTCCCGGGCTGCTTGACAGACTCAAAGGAAACTCTGGTATCCGGAACGACGAAGCTTTTGCTCGCCTCATCGGAGTAAGTAGAGCTACCCTTCAGCGATTCAAGAACGGCGACGAAGTTTCGATGCGGGCTGCAGTTGGCATCTCGCTCGCATTCGGTCTCGGAATCGGTGAAATTGTGGAAGTTCGTCAGGTAGAGGGCGATCCATCCTCTCGCAGCGACGTGGGAGCGGCATCATGAGAGCACGCAGAGTAGCTCGGCTCCTTACCCTCCGTGAGTTGCTCGGCAACCACCACACTGCTGCCTTGGCAGTCAAGGACATAGACGAGGGGTACCGCATTCTCTCCAGGATTCGCGCCGTGTCAGCGGCCATTCGTGAGGCGGTGGAATCGTGAGCCGCCTTACGCCGCTTGATGTAGTTCGAGAGACCGGTCGCTCCTTGAGTACTGTCCGCCGGGCAATCAAGAGCGAAGACCTGCATAGTACACAGCCGCGTATCAACGGCGTCGTCAAGCGCGGCAGCCACCGTTCGATTGAGCGTGAGTGCTTGGATGCTTGGCTTGACGGCATCTTGTGCTCGCATCGGCAAAACGTGACACCTATTTCGAATCGGCAAAAGCGCGCGTCGTAACCATACGGTGCGGTCAACTCTCTGTCCTAGATCTGATCTTGGACGAGCTGCTGCATACCAAAAAGTATTGATTGAAAGGCAAGAAAAATGACTGAAAAGACTCCCATCAAGCCCGAAGATATTCGTCAGGGTGACCTCATTCGGATCGAGTATCGACCGGGAAATACGTTCTCCGCACTGGAATACACAGCAAAGGAAGAGGCCCATGCTGGGGATGCTCTGACTGATGACGCTCTCTTCCTTCTTTACCGACCAATATCCTTGCCGACAGCACCGGGCTTATACCTCGACAAAGACGGCGATGTGTGGCAAGTCGCGAAAGCGGGTAAAGCGCGCCTCAGGCAGAGAGGCGTTGATGAAGATGGCCTGCCGGAAGAATATGCGCCTTATCAGCGACTTGAGGCTGTCAGCGTAACGCTCGCGCGGGTAGATGAGGAACTGCGGCGAAACGAGTTGAGTCTTTCCGCAGGTCATCTGGCAAGAGCATTCTCGGAGTAGCCGCTGCCATGACAATTACTACGCGTGTTCACTCGCAGGCCGCCGCACGCTCTGCGTTCGATGTGCTGTTCCTGGATACCGGCGTCGTCCTCTGTGTGGCGACTGCTTAACCGTCCTCTCTCCCGCTGAGCGGAAGCTCTGGCTGGCTAAATAGTCGGCCGTTTCTGAGCCCAGTCACATATAGGGCTGGCCACTGCATACCCAAAATCTCTCATGAAAGGCAAAAATATGGACTCCGACATTACTATCGAGGACGCGCGGCACGTGCTGTGGTACTTCGCAGACCGAACCAACGGCTGGGAGTACGGCACCTTCACTGGCAAGCTCATCTCAGCTATCGCACACGCAGACCAAGGCAATCAGGAGCGGTTACGGCTCGGCTTCCCCGGTCTTGTAGCGGCTGCCCGGATGTGTATGTATGACCAAGGCGGCACGCACATGCTTGGTCAGTTTGTGAGGGGCGAGCTGTGAACGCTTCCTCCCTGCTCAGCATGGCGGCGGTGCTGGTCATTGGCATTGCTATCGGCCGCGGCGCCCAGATCTTCAACGGCCTCAGCTTGCTTGGCCTGGCGCTGGTTGCTGCGTCGTGGGTCGCTTTCCTGATTGAGGAACGGTCGTGAGGGTGGCGGCTGGTACCGATCTTGATTTGACGGTGCTGGAACACCTGGACTTCGAACCGGTATGCGAGGGCACCAGGTTCACCGAATGCAGTGAGGCTGCGACAAGAGTTCTCGTCTTCAATTGCAGATGTTGCTTGCGAAGGCTGCAATGCGCGCCGTGCGCGAGCAACATCATTGAGGACATGCGGGAATGGCTTCGAAGCCCTGTGGCATCGGTAGTTTGCCGCAGGTGCAACAGCAAGACGACTCATGCTGAGAACTTGCCATTGAAGGTCGGCTCATGATCACCATCAGGGTCAAGGGCAAGCCGATTCCGCAAGGTTCGAAAACGGCGTTTGTGGTGAAGGGCCGCGCGGTGGTGACGGATGCCAACGCGAAGTTGCTGAAGCCGTGGCGCAAACATGTTGCGGCCACCGCTCGGGAACAATACACCGGCCAAATGCTGACTGGTGCGCTGCAGGTCACGCTCCTCTTCCTCTTCGAGCGTCCCGCGTCTGTGACTCGGAAGTACCCGTCGGTCAAGCCAGACGTGGACAAGGTCACTCGCGCAATCTTTGACGCGATGACGGACGCCGGTGTGTGGAAGGACGACGCGCTCGTCGTTGATACACGGCAGAAAAAAGAGTACGCGGCAACCGCTGGGGTTGTCGTGACTATCAAAGAAATTGACTGAAAGGCAAGAAAATGACTGTGAAATATAGCTCACAACGCCCGCTCGACGAGCTCGACGGATTGCAGGACTTTGAGGATGACTTCAAGGAAGAATCTGCGGAGCCGGTACTCATCGTCGGTGTCGTGCAGACACAGAAGATCGAGCACATCATCGCGGACGGCACTGACCGTCCGACAGTGAAGTTTCGGCAGATTGAGGTGGTGCCGGCGGCTGATGCAGCGACTGTCTCTGCCTTGATTAAGAAGATTTATCAGGACCGCACTGGCGACAGCGCTCTTGAGCTTGCCGGTCTTGAGATTGACGGTGATGACGAATGACCGCTGTGACGTATCAGCCTCAGGCGCTCGTTGATTTGCAGGGCCGTGTGCTGGGGAATGACTCGGATCGTGCAGCGTGGCTGGAGGCCCGTCGAAGTGTGATCACTGCTACTGAGGCGAAAACTCTTTACAAGGGGTCGAACGCCGATAAAGCAAAGATCGTCCGTGAGAAAGTCACAGGCGAATCGTCCTTCTTCGGAAACCGGTATACGGAGTGGGGCACCTATCGTGAGCCGTTTATCGCTGCTCAACTTGCCGGTCATGGGCTGGAATTGTGCGGTGACTTGATTCACGCCGAGCTCAACTCTCGGCATGCCGCAACTCCGGACTTGATCGGCGTTGACTTTGACGAGCAGATTGTGCTCGGCGAGATCAAGACGGCGAACGATGTCATGGCTGTGGGCTCGCCGAAGTTTGAGCAGCGTGGGTATCTGTGGCAGATGCTGTGGCAGATGTACTGCTTTGGCGCTACTCGCGTGCTCTTTGCATGGGAGCAGCACGACAACGATTGGTCTCGTTGGGATGCACGCCCGATGGATGACCAATCTCGCTGGGACGAGTTTGGGCCTAAAGTGCTGTGTCTCAATACCGAGTGGGTGGTGCTTACTCCACAGCTTGAGGTTGAGCTGACGAAGATGATCGCGGCAGCTGATCGAGCACTTGCGCGACTCGACAAGCAGCTTGCGGAGACGTCGGCTGACGAGGAGCCTGTCTTCTCTCCAGAGCAGCTAGCAGACCTGGTCAGGCATGGTACTGAGAAGGCGCGCCAGCTCGTTGCCGAGACCACAGCGAAGAAGGCTAAAGAAGCTGCCCAGAAGGCAGCTGAGGCCATGTTTACCAACGTCACTGAGGTCTATTCCGAGGTGCACGAGGGCATCAAATTCACGTGGTCGCCGCCTGGACCAACGGAGGTGACCCAGACGGATTTGGAAGCTGCTCGGGCCGCCGACCCTGCGCTGGCCGAAGCCCTCGGTGTGGCCGACGCCGCTTGCGATGCGGCGATGGTTGCGCGTGAGGCCATCGCTGATCGGTGGGCGAAGCATGTGCAGGGATACGTGTCTGTGGTGCCGGGTGTGCCGTCTCCATCGAAATTGACGATTACGAAGCAGAAAGTGAAGACCAATGAGTAGTACAGCTGTGGCGGTGAAAGGCCTGCCTGTATCGAGTGATGTAGGGCAATGGTCATCTCAGGAGACTGCATTCGCGCAGGCGATCGGCCTGGTCAAGACGAATGGCCAGGGGAAGCTGATCCCAGCACCACGGGAGACGATCGAGGCGTTCCTGCATCAGTGCCGCCGGACTGGTTTGGACCCGGTAGCCCGTCAGATTTATTGCATTGAGCGCGGCGGTAAGTACGGCATTCAGGTGAGCATCGACGGTGCGCGGCTGGTTGCTGAGCGTACTGGCCAGTATGAGGGGCAGACGCCCGCCGAGTGGACGGCAGACGGTATTACTTGGGTGGCGGTGTGGCTGAGTGATCAGGCTCCTGCTGCTGGGCGTGTGGGCGTGTATCGCGCTGGTTTTCGTGATCCGGTTTACGGTGTGGCCCGGTTCTCGTCGTACTCGACGGGGCAAAACCTCTGGAGGAAAATGCCGGAGGTGATGATCGCGAAGTGTGCCGAGATGCTGGCACTCCGGAAGGCGTTTCCACAGGACCTGAGTGGGCTGTACTCGTCGGAGGAGATGGAGCAAGCAGGAGGTCGGACTGCAGCCGCACCTCGTGCTGAGGCTTCGCCTCACTTGCTGCCTGCTGAGGCATCTGCCCCGGCAGCTGAGGCTGTGCAAGTGTTTTCCCAGGACTGGGTGAAGCGTGCGGCGCTGTGTAGGGATTACGAGGAACTGCGGCCGGTGTTCGCGGAGGCTCAGGCTGCCGGTGAGTTGGGTATCCCCGTTGATGCCTCGGGCAAGACGCTCAACGTTTATTTGCGCGAGTTGAAGGCGAGCTTGCCGGAGAAAGCCGAACCCGTGGCAGCCGAGTCGAATGCACCTGCGGTTGATGATACTGGTTGGGCGGTTCCTGGTGGTGATGCGGCGGCTCCAGTGACGGATTGGCCGACAACGAAGGTGCCTGGTGAGGCTGTCGAGGGTAAGGCTAATGCGGCTACGGGTGAGGTCGAGTATGACGAGAGCGAGATCATCTAATGGCGGCCCCGCTGGACCTGGATATCCTGGCCGGTCTGCGCGCGATTGGGATTCACGAGCCTTCGCCGGAAGAGCCGTTGCACGTTCGACTCGTGTCGGCGCTGTATCGCACACGTGGTGAGTCTTGGGGGAACGCCCTCATTGCAATCAAGTTTGAGTTCAACTGGGCTTGCAACCAAGCGGGTGAGGTCTATGCCAACGCGAAGACCGACTACGAGCGGCTGATCGATATCGAGACAACGAAGATCCGGGCGACGCAGGAGAAGGTTTCTCGTGCGGAGGCTGAACAGATCGTTCGAGCCACGGAGGAAGCGTACAAGCTCAAGCTGGCGTTTCTGGTGGCTGAGAAGCGTGAGCAGTCGATGCGCAAGTTTCTCGACACCTTGGGTGAAGCTCTGGAACTGCACAGAACAGATCGCGCCGATAAGCGTAAGACGGATTCATTTCATGCAGAGGCAGGTGTGTGATGGGAATGTTCGTTGTCCGTGAAGAGCTCAGCGCTCGCCATGTGGGGTTGTTTGCTCGTGTCCGGGTAGACGGCCGCACAGAGGTTATTGACCGAATCGTAAGTATCGAGCACCAGGTGTCCATCGTCGAGGGCGAGACAGTTACGGGTATCCGATTCAGAGATATCCAGAGCACCCGAAACTTCTGGGTAGAGGGCGACACCGTTGAGCTACTTGATCCGATCCCTGGCGAGCCGACGTGGGCTGAGGTCAGCATCTCGGAGCTGATCGAGGAGCGTGACCGGCTACTGGCTGAGCTCCTGGAAGAACGCACCCGCAACCATCACCAACGCCGATGAGGTTCTTCATCATCTGGCCGTGGGAGGCCAGCGGCGTTTTCCTGCTCGCCGCTGGCCCACTCGAAATACGCATAAGCATTACGAAAAATACTGATTTGAAAGGCAAGAAATAATGACCGGAACGATTGAACACATCGACCCGCGCGAACTGATCATTGCGGCGAATGTTCGCAAGGATGTGAAGCTCAAGCCCGAGTTCGTGAGCTCCATTCGCGAGTCTGGAATTCTGTCACCGCCAATGGTGACCCACAACAAAGACGGCGCATTGGAGGTTGTCCTCGGTCAACGGCGCACACTCGCCGCAATAGAGGCTGGCCTTGAAACGATGCCTGTCTACGTGGTGGGGGAGTCGGAGGCGAATGCGGCTCGTGTCATTGATCAGCTCGCGGAGAATGAGCAGCGCGAAGAGTTGAGCGACGCTGAGCGCCTGGGCGGGTACCGCGAGTTAGCGATGTTCGGACTTTCAGCGGGCGATATCGCGAAGTCGACAGGCACCTCTAAGACAAGAGTTGAGACAGCCTTGTCGATTGCGGCGGTCCCGGCCGCGGTGGAAGCGGTAGCTGAGAAACAGTTGACGCTGGAGCAGGGTGCAATTGTGGCTGATTTTTGTTCAGACTTTGCTGACGATGAGGAATTGATTGCTGAGTTGCTCGCGGCTGAGCCTGACGAGATTGAGCGCAATGCTCCAACGCTGCGCAGAGAAGCAACTCTCCGCGCGCAGGCCGCTGTCGTTCGTGCAGATGCCGAAGACGCCGGGTTGACTGTTTTGGATGTGCCCTTGGACAGCATGTACGTGCCGCTACCTGTGACTGATGAGGGCTATGTGCGGTTGGGTCGGTACGCGTTTCCGGCAACTCCGTCGGCAGAAATATCGAGTGAAGAGGCCGCCCTGATAGAAGGCGTCGTGATTCGAATTTGCAGAGACTGGGGTGTGATTGATGGTGTCAATCAGCAGGTTGCGCAGGCCGTCTTCTATGTGCCTGAGGCGGCGGCCGAGCAGTTGGTTCCGAAGCAGTACGACAGCTCGAGCGGGCGCACGGACGAGGAGCAGGCTGCATATGAGGCCGAGCGCGTCAGGCGCGAGCTCGAAAGGCAACGTGCTTCAGACGCGAAAGAAGCGCGGGTCGAGTTCGCGGTGCAGGTTCTTCAGCGTAAAGGACTGCCTGGGCAGTGGGCAGATTTCGCCGCGTTGGCGCTGGCTCACGACGCCCGCGAGTCTGTGAATATTGACGGCCTCGCTGAAGCGATCGGAATCAAATCGGGATATCCCGGCGATACACGCGGTGTCACTGAGCTGGCCTTGAAGAAGAGGGGCAATCGGTATCTTTTGGCGCTGGGGTTTGATGCGGCCGAACGTACTTTGGGGCACGTGCCGGCGTTTTTGGTGACCTATTTCGGTTGGCTTGTGGCCTGGGGGTACGCCATGTCGGAGTTTGAGATGGAGCTTCTAAGAGAGGCGCATGTTTCCATCGCAGGCGAAGATGCTGATGAGGTTGTTGATGGTGCTGACGAGGCTGAGGGGGAAGCGGAGTGAGTGCGCCGTCGCCTGCGGTGAGGACGCAGACATACATCCGTGACGGTAACCGTTGTATCGTCTGTGCCTCGTCAGAAATGCTGACGTTTCAGCATCGGCAAGCGGTAGGCATGGGCGGGTCAAAGACTCGTCCGCAGGTGGCCGAGGGATTGACGGCGTGCCTGATGTGCAATGACCGTTTTGAGGGTGATCTGCAAGAAACGGCGCTTTTGTTCGGATGGAAGGTGCGCCGCAATATTGGTCATTTTGTTTGTGAGGACGTGCCGGTGTTCTTTCCGTTATGGGCTCAGTGGTTCGTAGTCGTTGGGGAGATCCGAGTTCCGATTACAGAGCTTGAGGCTCGACGAAAGATGATCGCCGTGTATGGCCCTGAGTACGAAGCCTGGAGGAAAGGGAATGAGCAATAGGGCACTGCACTGGGCATGGGAATTGGAACTACCCATGTCGCAGAAGTTCGTGTTGATCGCGCTTGCAGATATGGCAGATGAAGCTCACTCATGTTACCCCGGTCAAAAGATGCTGGCAAAGATGGTCGGGGGGTCGGTAGACACCATCCAACGCGCCCTTACTGGCCTAGAGGGGCGAGGCGCAATCTCCCGAAAGCGACGATTCAGGGAAGACGGATACCGCACGAGCGATCGCTACGTGCTCAGCGTCGGAGAAGTCCTGAAACCCGAGAAAAAACTTAAGCCGCAAAATCCTACCTTGGATATTCCTACACAAGATTCAGCCCCTACCTTAGGCCGCAATCTGCCCCACCTTAGGCCGCAGAAACAGGGGGGCAAGAACCATCAGTTAACCACCAGAGAACCATCAGTTAACCCCGACACCGCTTTTGATGAGTTTTGGAAGGTCTATCCACGGAAAGCAGGTAAGGCTGCTGCTCTTAAGAGCTTCTTGAAAGCTGCGGCAGCGGTCGGTACAGAAGTACTGCTGGAAGCGGTGAAAAGATACGCGTCTGATCCTGGGCTGCCCCGTGAGAAACGATTCATTCCGCACCCGGCGACGTGGCTCAATCAGGGCCGCTGGGACGATGAGCCCGAAGCCGGCAACGGTGGTCAGCTCGGCGAGTCAGTTGTCCTGGTGCACAAGTTACGAGAGGAGGAGTCCCGTGAAGCTTTCACAGGTAGCAGAGCTATTGACGCTGGCGCAGGGTTTTGATCGGCGGCAGCTCGAGGAGCATCATGCGCGGGCGTGGTTCGAGGCGCTTGGTCACCTGGACTACGACGACGCGAAAGCGGCGGTAGTCGCCCATTACCAGGAGTCGAGGTTTGCCGTGATGCCGGCGGATGTGCTGGCTCGTGTGCGTGAGGCTGCGGAGGTCCCGCGGGAGAACCTCACCGACCGGCGAATGCTTGCCGAGCGGAATGAGTGGCTGCGTCTGCACCACATTGACCCGGCTGATTGGGACGGATGGATGGCGCGCGGTTTGCCCGCTCGCGCGGCGTTGGAGCGTCGCGGAATTGAGGTCGACGAGATTGGAGCGATTGATGCCTGAACGCGTAGAGATCACGGCAGATGGCTTACTGCGGGTCAGCATGAACACCGAAACGCACATGCTCGGTACTCGCGTCCCGACGGTGCTGATGACCCCCGAAGAAGCAGCGCTGCAGCGTGACGCGCTGACGGAATTCTTGAAGGGAAGCGGGCTATGAGCATGCACGATGTAGAGGCCGAGCAATGCGCTCTTGGTGGGATGATGCTTTCCAAAGCTGTCGTTTGGGAAGTCATGGAAGTTCTCGAGCCAACTGACTTCCACGACCCGAAGCACGAGACGATTGCTCGCACGATTGTGGCGTTGGCAAGCTCAGGCGAGCCGACAGACCCAGTGGCGGTGTTCAACCGGCTGCGGGACGATCAGACCGGTATTGACGCTCCGTATCTGCATCACCTGGTGGAGGTCACTCCTACGGCTGCAAACGCAGCGTACTATGCGGGGATTGTTCGGCAGCGCGCCGAACGCCGCAGGCTAAAAGAGGCTGCGGTGAGTATCAATCAGCTTGCCGCTGAGGAGAACGAAACGCCTGCGGATTTGGTTGAGCGGGCGCGCGGCTTGGTCGACGATGTTTCTCGGTCTACGAAGCGTCAGATTCGCCGCATTGGCGAGTCGCTGCCGGCCCTGTATGAGTCCCTCGATCAGGCACCTGAATTCATCAAGACGCCTTGGGCTGACCTTAACCAGGTTGTCGGCGGATTGCGCGCCGGGACGTTGACAATCATCGGAGCCAGGCCAGGCATCGGCAAGACCGTTGTGGGCCTGCAGATCGCTCACGAGTTGGCAAGGGAGGGCAGCGTCGGCTACGTCTCGCTAGAGATGAGCGAATCGGATATCCAGAAGCGTCTTCACGCTCAGGTCGCGCAAATCCCGATGAGCTCGCTGATGGATCACCAGATGATGCCGACGCACTGGCAGTCAGTGGCGAAGGTGCGTGCAGGGCTGGAGCAGATTCCGCTTTACATCGCGGATGATTTGGAGACGCTGACGCAGATTCAGAGCTTCGCGCGGTCACTTGCGCGCCGGGGCAATTTCAAAGGCCTTGTCGTGGACTACCTCCAGCTCATGACCTCAGGTAAGCGCGAGGAATCCAGGCAGCAGGAAGTCTCAAGCTTCTCTCGCTCGCTGAAGCTGCTCGCGGGTGACCTTGGCATTCCGATCATTGCCCTGTCGCAGCTCAATCGTGCAGTGGAGGGGCGCAAGACCGGGAAGCCACAGCTTGCCGATCTGCGCGAATCAGGGTCGATTGAACAGGACGCCGACGTGGTCATGCTGCTGCATCGGGATGAGAAGCAGCGACCGAACGATTTGGAAATCATCGTGGCCAAGAACCGCCACGGAAAACAGGGTGATGTGACGTTGAAATGGGAGGGCGTTTTTGCTCGTGCCATTACTCGTCCATGGTCACCAACCGCATTACTCGAAAAAGACGATCTAAGGGGTTAGAAAATGGCAAACGTAACAACTACTCAGGCGACGGTCACGAGGCTCGCAGGCGCGAAAGGTGTGGCAGTGGAAGAGGTCTCTAGGTCTCGGGACGGTCGCGAATTCAAAATGTACTTCACTGTCTGGCTTGGCGAAGGACACGGCCTCCGCGTGGGCGACAGCGCCAGGTTTACTGGATCACTCGGCGCGAAGACGAGGGAATACGACGGGAAAAACTATATGGACTTGTCGATTTCGAACGGGCGATATGACCCGGCAACGCTGAAAAGCAGCAATGATGTTTCTCAAGCCATGCCTGACGGTTGGGGCGAAGAGGACAGGTTCTGATGAGTGACGACATTGAACCAATGACCGCGGCCTTCATCCTGAACGCAATACGCAAGAATCATCGCCGAGCAGCAATCGTGTCTGAGCTCAGTATTGACGACTTCGATCTGCCCGATTCGGAAGACATTACAGAGAACCACTACAGCTACAAACCCAGGCCAGAGGGACACAAGCTCATGCGTCGCATTGACGCGCTGATGTGGTCATCGCTCGAACGGACAGCGATTGAAATCAAAGTCACCAAAGCGGACTTCATGCGTGACACGTACTGGAAACGACGTGCATGGCAGCGGGTGAGCCACCGGTTCATCTATGCCGTTCCACATGACCTTGACGTCATGAGCCCACACGGGTGCGGCCTATGGCGCATCCACAAAGACGGCCGCATCGAGGTCGCGAAGAAAGCAATTATCAATCGCACGCCTGACTCTTTGCCGCAGACCGTGGTGCAGCGCATGGCGTATCGAATTTCAGGAGAACGCGATGAGTGACAAAAAGACTGCTGCTCGAAAAGCAGACGCGGCACTGACTGGGTTCCTTGTGGAGTTCGATAAGTCGCTGTGGCCCGAGGAAGTGCGCGCGATTGAGTCCGCACTCAAAATCGTGAGGAAGTACCAACGATGACTGAGATACCCGACGACGTAATCGAAGCGGCCGCGAAGGCCGCTTGGGAAGCAAACGCCGCAAAGGCTCTGCTGAGTCCTAACACACCTCTTTGGGTCAAAGAAGCATATGAGCGAGGTTGGGAAGGGGTGATCGCTGAGCGTAAAGCTCTCTGGATAGATTCTGTTCGGTCAGAGGCCCCGGTTATCGCTGCGTGGGCACGTGAGCAGGCACTAGCCGAGGCTCACGAGGCAGTTCGGTGCAGCATCGTGTCCATCGGCCCAGAAGGGCCAAGCGATCAGATCCACGAGGCCATGTACAACGGCGGTTGTGACGCGCTCAGGGCGGTCGCCGCTCTACGTGGCAAGGAAGGGGAACCACGTGACTGACCAGTGTGTTTGTTGCTCAAACCCTGCGAGTACAGGGCTGATATGTCGAAGCTGCTGGGGGAGAGTCCTTTGGCAGCTGGATGCCTTACCAAGCCTTATCGGCACGATCCGCGCGCAAGTAATCCCTGCCGGCGGTAAAGGGGACGGAGTGAAAGTCTCCGGTACAAGGGAGCATGCTGCGCCTCTCAGCCTTACCGCGATGGAGGACGCAGACAACGCCTATGCACGCCTCGCCGAATGGGGAACCTACTGGGCTGAGCAACTCGGCGCTGCACCGGCCGCGCCGCTTGCCGCAGTCACCGGCACCGGGCGAGATCTAGCCGGACTCAAAGCCTCAACCACCCCATCCGTTGCGCGACGACGGGCGCGATGGATCGCTACATGGTTACGAGCTCACCACGACCGCATCGTCCACCTGCCGGGCGTAGCGGCCTACCACGATGACCTTGTTGATCTTGTCCGAACCTACGCCGGCAGATACGACCAAGACACGCATGAGAAGCCCCTGCGAAAACGACTGTGTGTGGTGTGCTTGACCTACAAGGTCACTGCTCGGACGACATGGCGCGGGAAAATCGAGGTGCGGTGCACCGAGTGCGGGCAAGGCTACAAGACGGACTTCGAAGAGATATTTGGTGCAGACGATGAGCGAGCAATGGCTGACCTTGCGGCAAGCAGCTCAGCGAGTCAGACGCAGCAAACGCACGATGAGGTACTGGGTTCGTGACGGCATGCCAACCCGCTTCCGCGAAGATGGGGCACGAGAGGTAGAAGAGAGGATTGCCCTTGAATGGCTAAGGCACAAGACCCTAGCCAATCCAGCCCATAGATGGCGACTGCGAAGAGCACTAGAAAAAGAATCCCAAAAGAATTTGACAGGGGAGTGATTGCACCCCCTACTCTTATAAATGGATCATCACGCCCCACCGGAAACAGTGGGGCGTGACCCAGTTAACCGGTACGTTATTTGCCTTTCATACCGGGGAACAAGAAGGCCCGGCACACAGGGAATGTGCCGGGCCTTCGCGGTACCCAGGTCGCAAAGAAAACAGGCCAGAGCCCACACCGACCACCAGTACCCCAGGGCACCAACCCACACAGGAGGCGACACCCAATGGCACGCACCAACGGACAGCTCTACAAGCGCCTACGCCGAGAGTTCAAAGACGAACACCAACCACTCAACACACCCTGCTGGATATGCGGACAACCCACCATCGAATGGGACACACACGGCCAAGACAACTCATTCGAACTCGACCACTACCACTCAGTCAGCGAACACCCCGAACTCGAAACAGACCCAAGCAACTTCCGAGTCTCACACCGCACATGCAACAACCAAAGATCAAACAAAGCACCACGCCTCGGACTCGGCACCCTCTCACAAACCTACTACCCCCAACAACCCAACACTTAGACCCCCAATAAAATCCAACAAACCCCAAACCACAGCCCACCTCCCGCGCGCCGGTGGCATCCCCCTCCCGGTTTTTACCCCCCATCGCGCGTGTGCGAGAGAGGCAACTGTCGTGATCGTTGAAAGATTGTCAGTTTCGGACTTGGTTGAGTATCACCGAAACCCGAGGAAGGGCGACGTTTCAGCGATTGCGGAGTCGCTGCGTGCGCGCGGGCAGTACAAGCCCCTTGTGGTGAATCGTGGCTCGGTAACGGGGTTGCGTAATGAGATTCTTGCGGGGAATCACACGTTTCGTGCTGCGGTTTCGTTGGGTTGGGAATCCATTGAGGTTGTCCTGGTTGATGTGTCTGCGGACGAGGCAGCGCAGATTGTTCTTACTGACAATCGGATTGCCGATCTTGGCGGGTACGACGATGCTCAGTTGCTCGATCTGCTCGAGGCTGTGTCTTCATTGGACGGCACGGGTTATGCGGTGGCTGACGTTGACGTGTTGGCTTTGGAATTTCGTCCACCGGCGTCTCTGACTGATCCTGATGAAGTGCCGGATACCCCTACTGCGCCAGTATCGGTTGAGGGTGACATCTGGCATCTCGGCAATCATGTTTTGCTGGTCGGCGATTGTACGGATCGTGAGCTGGTACGTGCGGCTGCCCCAGGGGTGCCTTCTGTGGTGTGGACTGATCCACCGTATGGCGTGAGCTATACAGGAAAAACAGACAAGGCACTGTCGATCAAGAATGACGGGCTTGCGGATGCCGAGAACGTGACGCGTGGAGCGATATCGGTGATTGCAACTCTGTGCTCGCCGGGTTCTCCCGTTTATGTGGCCCATTCTGATGTGCTTCGCCCCGCCCTGCATGACGCGATGAGTGAGCATGGTCTGATGTGGCGGCAAACGTTGGTGTGGGTGAAGCCGTCTTTTGTGCTGGGTCATTCTGACTACCAGCCGAGGCATGAGCCAATCGCGGAAGCTGTGATTGAGTTCGAGCCCGTCGCATACGGTTTTACCGGTGGCGGCTCAGGGCGGCTAGGTCGAGGCGGCCCTAACTGGCATGGCGACAACCGACAGTCAACCGTATTCGAGGTGGCAAAGCCGCACCGAAATGCGGAGCATCCGACGATGAAACCAGTTGAGTTGATCGAGCGAATGTTGCGCAACTCGATCGCTCCGGGCGGGCTGGTTTTTGATCCATTCGGCGGGTCGGGCAGCACAATGATTGCAGCTCATCGTTTGGGATTGAAATCATTCTTGGTGGAGCTTGATCCTGCATATGCGGATGTGATTTGCCAGCGTTGGCAAGAACACTCCGGTGTGGTTCCTCGGCGTAATGGCGAGGCTGTCAGTTTCGTTTAGGAGGTTTCGGTGATTGCTGCTGAGCGGACGAAGCGTGACGAGCAAGCATTAGATTTGCGTCGAGCTGGCATGACGCTGGAAGCCATTACGAAGCAGCTTTCGTTCAAGAGCGTCAATGAGGCTAAAGCCTCACTCAAGCGGGCGATGCAACGATCTGGCGGGCCGATTAGCGATCTTGAGGATTTACGGGCGTTGGAGCTTGACCGACTTGACCGTATGCAGGTTGCGTTGTGGCCTGCAGCGACGCGTGGTGAGGTTACCGCAGTCGATCGAGTTTTGAAGATTCAGGAGCAGCGCTTACGAATTGCGCGGGTGAAGCGCGAGGAGCTGTCTCGTTTGACGGATTCGTTTGATGAGGCGGTCGCCGCGTTGGATTTGGCGACAGAGGATATTGCTGCGGCTGAAGCCGGGAGGGTGCTTGCGCAGCGTATTGATGCGGCGTGCGCATCGGGTGACCCGATGCAAGAGACGAAGGCGCTGTACCTGATTCCGCATTTGATGAACGTGCTTCGTGAGCTTGGAGCGACGCCTGCGTCTCGCGACGAGATCGCCTCCGGTACAGCAGCGGTTGCCGGGCAATCTGCTGTTGATGAGGATTCCGAACCGGATGATGAGTTGGAAGCATTCAGGAAGGGTAAGCGGTCCTCATGACGCAAGTTTTTGGTATCACCGAGCCGCGCATTTTTACCAAGCCGCTACGGGAACTGACACCAGAAACGACACACGGCTTTGAGGTCATCGCCTTTGCTAAGCAGTTCCTTGGGATCACACTGTATCTCTGGCAAGAATGGCTGCTCATCCATGCGCTCGAATTGAAGCCTGACGGTACATATCGGTTCAGTCGAGTATTTGTGCTCGTGGCTCGTCAAAACGGTAAAACGACGCTGCTCATGGTTCTCACCCTGTGGTGGATGTTTGTGGATTCAAAGCGGTTCCCTGAGCATCTCGCCGCTCGCGACTTCATGGTGCTCGGTGTGGCCCAAGACTTAGACCAAGCCGAGGAAGCGTGGGAAGAAGCGCTCTCCTATTGCGACCCTGACGACAAGCCGCGATCCGGTTATGTGCCGTTTGCGAACCCAGTGTTGCAGCGGCACTCTCGTCGACCGTCGCGCCGGAATGGTAAGAAGGAGATGCGCCTCAAATCTGGTGCGGTGTACAAGGTCAAGGCGACCAGCCGTAAGGCCGGCCGTGGGAAATCGGCCGCTCGTATCATTCTGGACGAGCTGCGCGAGCACACTGACTGGCAAGCATGGGCCGCGATAACGAAGACCACTCGAAACAAGTTCAATAACCAGATTTGGGGTATCTCAAACGCTGGAGATGCCCGCTCCGTTGTGCTGATGAAGATGCGCGATGAGGCAATCAAGATTGTCGAAGAGTGGGACAGGTACGTTGAGACGGGCATCAAATCCGTTGAGGAGTATCTAGAGGGCGTTGTTTCTGACGATCTGGCTATTTTTGAATGGTCAGCGATCGACGGACTGCCTGTCAACGATCTTGACGGCATTCGTCAGGCCAATCCGTCGCTAGGGTATTCGAGTATTTCGTTGAGTCAGATTTTGTCTGAGGCGGCGACGGAGCCTGAAGAGATATTTCGCACCGAAACGCTGTGTCAGTGGGTTACCTCTCGCGTCCCGGCCTATATGGATTGGCCAGAGTGGCAAGCGTGCGCAGACGGGCCCGACGATGACGGTGTGGGCGGTTCAGCCCTTGCCGAGGACTCGCCATTGTGCTTGTCGATTGATACATCAGCGAAGCGTGACTTTACTTCGATTGCCATTGCGGGCTACCGCGATGACGGACGCATCCACGGCGAGGTTGTGGCCCAGCGTGCGGGCATGCTTTGGGGTGTCGATTATGTCACGAAGGTTGCTCAGCACCTTGGTATTGAGTGTGTGGCAGTACAGGCACGCGGATGTGCAGCGGTTGATTTTGTCGAGCCTCTAGAAAAGGCCGGCCTCAAAATAATTCGCATCGAGGGTTCCGCTCTTGGCTCTGCGGCCGGGCGTATTCGCGACCGTGCGCGCGACGACAGATTGCGACACCGTTCTCAGCCGTCGCTTGATTTGGCTGTGGCGAATGGCATAACCAAAAAGCTTGGCGAAGTCGTGGCTTGGAACCGCGAGGGTTCAGTGGTCGATATTGCAGGCTTGGTTGCTTTGTCTCAAGCAATATACGGGCTTGAGAATCTCCCGCCTGAACCAGAGGCGGTGCCTCCACCACCTCCGCAAGCGGAAATTGTCACACGAATCGACGTGACCCCAGCCGACGCCAACCTGGCGACGGCCGCATTCTGAAAGGTAGGTGCCCAGTGGCTGACGAGCTTGGATATCAGGCGATCAAATTGGCCTCGTGGGAGGTGCTTGGAGCCGAGTCTCACGAGACTAATCCGGCGCTGGAATGGCCGCAAAGCATCGAAGTCTACGACAAGATGCGCCGAGAGGATTCGCAGATCGGCTCGGTTTTGCGCGCGGTGACGCTCCCGATTCGCAGCGCACGGTGGTCGATCGACCCTGCTGGCGCGAGCGATGAGGTTGTCGAGCTCGTTGCGACAGATCTGGGCCTCCAGATCAAGGGGCAACCGCGTGTAGCACCGCTGCGCACTCGCGGTCGGTTTTCTTGGGGCGAGCACCTGCGCATGGCGTTGCTCGAGCTGCCTTTTGGTCATTCGTATTTCGAGCAGGTTTACCGCATGGAGGAAGGTCGGGCGAGGCTTCGTAAGCTCGCGTGGCGGCCACCCCGCACCATTTCCAAGGTGGAGGTCGCCGAGGACGGCGGTCTGATCGCCATCTACCAGTACGGAACTACGGGCGGCGAGATCCGCATTCCCGCAGACCGTGTAGTGGCTTACGTCAATGACCGCGAAGGTGCCAATTGGCGTGGTCAATCTCTCCTGAGAACCGCGTACAAGAACTGGCTGTTGAAAGACAGGATGCTGCGCGCGCAAGCACTGACCGTAGAACGCAACGGACTAGGTGTGCCTGTCTACACGGGTGCTCCCGTGCCCGACGGTACGAATTTGGCTGAACGCAAGGACTGGCAAGAATCCGAGAAGTCTGCGGGCCTCACCCTTGCGACGGGTTTTCGTGCTGGTGATGCGGCGGGTGCTTCCATACCGAACGGGTCAAAACTTGAGCTGATGGGAGTGACTGGCAAGCTTCCGGAGACCGATGAGCCCATTCGGTATCACGATGAGCAAATCGCGCGTGCGGTACTCGCGCACTTTCTAAACCTTGGCACCGAGACAGGATCGTGGGCGCTCGGATCGACTTTCGCGAACTTTTTCACCGACTCGCTGAATGCGGTTGCCCAGCACATCGCCGACATTACGCAGCAGCATGTGGTTGAGGATCTCGTCGACGCCAACTGGGGCTCAACTGAGCCCGCACCTCGACTTGTCTTCGAGCCGATTGGATCTGAACACCCTGTCACTGCGGAGGCTATCAGCGCACTCATCGCATGCGGCGCGCTCACATCCGACGAACCGTTGGAAGCGTTTGTGCGTACTTCGTGGGGTCTTCCTGTGCGCGATCCAGAGACCGCACGGCATACCGGCATTACTGAGCCTGAGGAGGCAGCATGACAACCAATAACAGGTGGAAGAACCGCTACTGGGGTGATCAATCACCGCCCAAGGCGAAGGCTGAGTTTTTCAACGCGGTGACGTCTCCGGCGCCATCAGGAACCGGCACTGTGGCAACGATCCGAATGTATGGCCCGATCGACTCCTGGGGAGGGTATTGGGGCATCTCCACGAAGGATGTCGGCGCGGTACTCGACGCCCTTCCAGATTCCGTGACGCAGATCATCCTTCGAATCAACTCACCTGGCGGAGAGGTCTTCGAAGGCGTATCAATCCTGAACATGCTCCGCTCACATAAGGCCGAGGTGACGGCCGTAGTCGACGGCTTGGCGGCATCAGCTGCATCCGTAATTGCCGCAGGATGCTCGGACACCGTCATGTCTCCAGGAACGCAGATGATGATTCACTCGCCTATGTCGTTTGCCTATGGCAATGCGGGTGAGCTGCGGAAAACCGCGGAAGTTTTGGACACTATCGAATCTTCTCTGATCGAAATTTACACAGCGAAGGGCGGCGAGAAGGACTGGGTCGCTCTGCTTGCTGATGAGACGTGGATGAACGCAGCCGAGGCCGTAAGTATGGGCCTGGCTGATCGCGTCGCGGTGATCCCGGATGCTGGCGAGGCAGCAACCGTTGGTGAGGAAGAACCAGCAGACGAGGCCGATACGGAGCATGAGTTCAACGATCGTGCCAATCAAAGACTTGCCAGGGCGTCTGTTCTGGCAACTTCACTCCCGAGCTCAACCGGGCCGGGTGACACCAACCGAAAGGAGAACGTCGTGGATTACGACGCTTTCAAGGCTGGACTTCGCGAGCGGCTCGGTGTGACCGATGCCGCCATCTCTGAGGAGCAGCTTCTCGCTGCTGTCGACGAGTCCCTCGCGGAGCAGGTAACAGATACGAGCACAGTGCCCGAGGGTACCGTGCTCATTGATGCTGGGGTTCTCGCACAGCTCCAGGGCAACGCACAGGCTGGAGTCAAAGCTCTGGCTGCTCAGGATGCCGCGCGACGTGACGCGATCGTGAACTCGGCAGTGGACGAGGGACGTATCGCGCCTGCATCGCGTGACACTTGGCGCGCGCAGCTCGATGCCAACGAGGCCGGCACTACGTCACTCATCAGCTCGCTTGCCGCGAATGCGGCACTGCCAGTTGTCGAGCTCGGTATCGGTGTCGATGCCGTAACTGATGAACACACCCGGCTGGCTGCCGCTGCAGGCTGGACCGATCAGAAGCAGGAGGCGTAATCATGGCTGATCACATTCACACATTCGCGCCGGGAGCCTCGGTCACCTGCGTCGCTGACGCTGACATCATTGGCGGTCGTCTTGTGGCGATCACCGGCCCTCGCGCGGTGACCACGGCAACCGAGTCAAGCGCCGGCGTTTTCGGTGCTGCCGCACAAGACGCGACTGAGGGGGACGACGTACTGGTGCTGCGCGGTGGCGTACAGGCCCTGGTGGCCTCTGCCTCGATCACAGCGGGCCAGCGCGTCAACCCGGCCGCAGACGGACAGGTTGCTGCGGTTACTGACGAGCGCGGCATTGGGCTTGCGCTTACCACGGTCACAGCTGCCGATCAGCTGATCCAGATTGCACTGGACTAGAAGGAGAGCAGAACAATGGGAAGTTCCCTGACCTATCCAGTGCCGCAGATTCGCGGCACTGAAAGCATGACGACTGAGCAGATCCATCAGCTCCTTCGCACACAGCCGCTGATCGCCAAGCGAATCCGAACCCTTGCTGAGCAGCGCTTCATCTCTGATGCGCTTCTCAAGGGGCGCTTCAAATCAGTAGGCGGTGTCGTTCTTTATGAGAACGGCGAGCCGTTGTTTGCTCCGGACGATCCAGAATCGATCATGCCTGGCGGTGAGTACCCCAGGTCGCAGGTAACGGCCGGCGACCTTGCTGCTGCGCGGGTTGAAAAGTGGGGTCGAGATGTTCCGGTCACAGACGAATCGATCGGTCGTCGCGGTATTGACGTTGTGAACCGCTCACTGAACCAGCTGGTTAACCGCATGGTTAAGTTTGTCGATTCGGCTGCGCTCGGCGTGATCGCGTCAAAGGTCACCACTACCAGTGCTGCCTCTGGCGCTTGGACGACCGCGGCGGCAATCGTGAAGTCTGTCGAGCTGGCGAAAGCTGGTGCTGAAGAATCAGGCGAAGGCCACACGATCGATACGATCGTGCTCAAGCCCACTGCCTACGCGACGGTCATGTCGATCTTTTTGGATGCCGGTTTGCTGCCTCGTGAGGCCTCAAACCCGCTGATCACCGGAGCTTGGCCACAGGTCCTTGACCTGACGTGGTTGCGCTCACCGCACACGCCAACGTCTGCGCCAATGTTGGTCGATACTGACGAGCTTGGCGGCATGGCAGACGAAGACTTGGGTGGCCCCGGCTACACAAAGTCACTGCCCGGCGTTGAGGTCAAGTCGATCCGAGAAGACCTCACAGACGGGTACCTCCTGCGCTCACGTCGTGTAACTGTGCCTGTCGTGACGGATGCTACGGCCGGCCTCACCATTACTGGAACGGGGCTCTAATGGCTGTGAAACAGTATCGGGTGACAGCGACGATGGCCGTTGTAAAAGTCCCTGGCGCGCAGGGCGGCGAAACGTATTTTCGCCGCGGTCGGAAGCTGCCTGGCTCCGTGGAGTCTGACGAGGTGAAGCGACTCCTTGCACTCGGGTTGATCGAGGCTGTCAAGGATGCTCCTGTATCTGATCAGGCGGCCATCGACGCAGCGGCCAAGGCAGCAGCGGAAGAAAAAGCGAAGGCCGAAGCAGACGCAGCGGCCAAGGCAGCAGCGGCCGCCAAGGCAGCGAAGTAGATAGACAAGGGGTGATGGAGTGATAGACCATAACAGTATTGGGAATGATGAGGATCTTGCTCGCGAGGTCCTCGTGATCGGTCGATCCATTGCCCCTTGTCTCACATCGTTCACGGACGAGTCCGAGGAGCAGAAAAACGCTCTGGCGATTCTCCGGCGCGTTTACAAGGAGGTTGCCGGTCGGGGGTCTCGGTTTGTGAAGGCTCAGCGTATTGGGTCTGCCTCGGTTGATTACGGCTCTGTCAGCTCTGCGTTTGACGGGGACCCTCGTAGGGCGCTCGAAGCTCTCTGCGCGAGTGCCGGGCGTGCCGGTGCGCCGGCTGGTCGATTTCCTGCCGAGGCGACGGTTTCGAAGATTTGGCCCGAAGGCCGGTACACGTAATGGACTTCCCATACGGGAAAACCGTATTCCGACTTCGTGCCAAACCGATACCCGACCCCTACAACCCTGCGCGCACTGTGGCCAGCGACTGGGAGAACCCAGATGTGCTGCCTATTCAGGGCGCGTTTGTTGCTCATTCATCGACCTCGGCGCTGGGGAACGCAAGCAGAGAGCAAGCGCTCGAAGCGAAGAGCCTGTTTTGCGAGGGCGACATCGATATCAAAAAGGGTGATCGTATCCGGGATGGTGACGTCGGCGCACCGGTCTACACCATCGATGGGATTCCACCAGCTGCTGATTCCAATCCGTGGACTGGCTGGACTCCTCCTCGTGAGATTCCACTTACCCGCTCAGTCGGCTAATCAGAGAGGGTGCGAATTGTGGCAGCGAAAGGACAAACTACTGTTCAATTCAACCGTGCGTATTTTGACTCGATTCTGAGGTCCGCAAATGTACAAAAGCTCACCGACGAGACTGCCGCGCGTGTCCTGACAGAGGCACAGAATACAGCCCCCGTCGACACCGAAGATTACAAGAAAGGGCTTCACCTAGAGCACCGCGAAGCGAAATACCGTCGCGTCACACGCGTCGTTGGTGATGACGCGAAGACCCTGCTTATCGAGTCCAAGACGGGCAACCTCGCCCGCGCACTGAAAGCGGCGAAGAAATGAGGATTGAACCTCCCGATCTTATGCTGTGGCTGACCGCCTACATTCGCGCGGAAGGTGTAGTGGCAGGCCTTGACTTTGAAGTTGGCACGCGTGAACCTGCGGAATTGCAGCTACCTCTCCCACGCCCGCTGATTGTCATTCGAGACGATGGCGGGAGCCGAAAGGACTGGATAACGTTTGACCGCACGATCGGCGCATCAGTGCTCGCTGGAACACGAGCCAATGAGCGTCCTGCAAACGATCTAGCCCGGTGGCTCGCTTCGGTGCTATTTGACGATGCCCTCCCTCTTGTCCAAGACTGCCCCATTGCTTCAGTCGATTGGGACGGTTGCAACGGGCCATTCGATGCAGCGGAAACGCTCGACGTGGCACGCAGATACCTCACCGCAAAATACGTTGTGAGCGGCTCCTGGTGAGCCAACCAGTAACAGCCAATTCAGGGTCTCGCAAATGCGGGGCCCTTCACTTTTTAAGGAGTAATCATGAGTGCTGATGCACAAGGAAATAGCGTCGAGAACGTCGGCGTACCAATCACGGGCTTGGCAGCATTCGCTCCCGTGATCGCCATCAACGCACTGTCGAAGGTGCAGCTTGCGGCGAGCCCACTGAACATGCCAGCAGGCTTCAAGAAACTCGGTCTGATCAAGGTTGACGGGGGACCAGCGCCGGCTCGGGAAAGTGGAGACGCTATCGACTTCTTCCAGAAGGGATACAGCCTCGCTGGCGACGGAACACGAACGGTTCAAATCGTGCTTGCCGAGCAGAACGCGGCGGTAACAGAGCTGATTGAAGGCGTGGAGCCTGACGAGAACGGTGTCATCGAAGTCTCGTCGTCGCTCCCAGACAACCAATTCATCCTTTTCGTATCCACTCGATACCGGAACGGCGTGGAGAAGCGCGAGATCGGTGTGGCCTCAGTCACAGCCGTTGAGCCAGATAAGCAGGAGCGCGGATCTGTCGAAGGCGCTTCCGTCACCTTCACCTGGCAGGAGCACGAGCTTTTCAACGGCTCGCCGTTCTGGCGGTGGCTCGGCACTCCCGGTACCGGCGCGGAAGCGAAAGCTTTCTGGACGGTCACCGTCGACGGCGCACCTACTGGTGGCACCTACACGCTTGTCCTCGCTGGCGCATCGACACCGCCGATTGCGTATAACGCTGCTGCGGCAGCAATCACGGCAGCGCTGAACGGTTTGTCAGGCGTCACCGGACTTTCTGGAATTACTTCCTCGGGCAGCGGCCCATACGCAGTCACGCTGCCCTCGGCGGCAGTGCTGGCTACCGGTGTTATCGACCTGACGGGCGGCACGAGTCCGTCTGTGACTGTCGCATAGCACCACTCTGACTGCTGGCCGGAGTGCGTCGGGTCGCTCCGGCCAGCACCACACCACCCAAACCCGACATCAAATATTCATCACCCGACAAGGAGACACCACCGTGGCTACCAAAACCACCAAGACCACCACACCTACTAAAGCCGAGTACGACTTTGACAGCTGGACTGATGACGCAGAGGAAAAGGCGATCGCCGCAATCGTCCCGGACGTGCGATACATCATCGTCGGTGACACCTTTGTCGGCAGGTTCGCCGACAAAGTGACGGTTGAGCTACCACTCAAGCTTTCGCTCGACATCATCAACGAGCTGGCGGCTCTGTCAGACGATCCCCTCGAGCAGCTTGTCTTTCTACTGACCAAACTGGGCGGCGCGGAAGCGGCCGCCGAGTTCACGAAGCACGATGTGGCCGAGACTGCCGTACTGGCCTCGAAATTCTTCACCATTCTGCAGCGAGTCACTCAGGCGTCGCTCCCGGAATGATCGCGGTCGCCCAGCTCATCCGAGACCGGCCAGGAACCGTCGCGCGCACCCTGCGTGAGACGTTCGGTGTTGGCCTGTCCGATCTGGGCGACCGCCTCTCCTGGGGAGAAGCGCTTCTGCTGCTGAGGGAAGCTGCCGCCGATCAATCAACAGCGCTTGGCGCTGACCTTGCCGACTGGGCGTATCCCGCATCGATTCGCGACCTGATCGCATTGAGCGCGCAAATCGCCAATCCGAAGGTCGCAAGCAAGCTCATGCCGTGGGCGATGGAACGTCCCGGCGCCAAAGAGCCGAATGCGACTCCGGATGAAGTGGTGGCGGCAGTCGCCGAACTTGACGCCGGGATTGTCTTCGGAAGCTAACACGAGGAGGTGCCATGTCTGCAGAAGTAGGCTCCGCACACATCGCGATTTTTCCCGAGATGAAGGGCTTCAAGTCTTCTGTTTCGAAAGAGTCAAGGGATGCTGGTGCTGCTGGCGCAAAATCGGTTGAGGGCGGTTTCAATGGCGTTGGTGCGCGCATGGGGCGTGGGCTCGGCAAAGATCTCAAGTCGTCATTGTCGGCAAGTGCTGGCAATCTTGGTGCAGCCGAGCTGCGAAGCATGGAGCGGGAGATCGCTTCGGCAAGCTCAGTCCTGTCGAAGGCTCGCCTGAAGCAGCAAGATGAGGCTGGCAAGGTCCGTGTGGCTGAGGCTCAGCTTCAAGAGACGGTAGCCAAGTCTGGCGAGGGCTCTGCGAAGGCTGTAGCCGCTGAGGAAAAGCTGGCTTCCGCTCGTCGCAATCAACAGGCGGCGACTGATGCCGTTGCTGCCGCGTCGCAGCGGCTACAAACCGCTCAGACCGCCCTCGCCGCCGCGACAACTGCGACGGCAACCTCAGCGAAGGTAGCCGGCGGTGGGTTTCTTCAGATGACGCGGAACCTCCGCGCAGGCTGGACCGATGCGAACGCGGCGCAGTCTGCATTCACGGGGCTCGCTGGTTCAATCGGCGGCATCATTCGGGCGTTGTCCTACGTCACTGGCCTTTCGAAACTTGGCGGGCTTGCCCGCACAATCGCTGCAAGCGTCAGTACCGCATTTACTTCGATGGCGACATCGGTTGGCGGGAAACTTGCCTCTGCCTGGTCTGCTTCTGCGGGTTGGATGTCTGGCGTCGGGTCGTCGGTGCGCACGGCGCTGGCACCGATTGGTGCAACTGCGGCTTCTGCGGTCGCCAAAATTGGTACGCCATTTGTGCAGCTCGGGTCAAAAGTTGCGACGTGGATGTCACCCGTTACCTCGCAAGTTTCGGGCATGTTTGCGAAGGTCGCAGGTTCGGCTGGACCCGCCGGCCGGAGCATTGTTTCTTCGCTGGGTGCTGGGCTGTCGGGGCTTGGCAGTGCCGCGCTCAAAGGCCTCGGTGTCCTTGGCAAGTCAATGCTGTCCGGGTTGCAAAGCATCGGTTCGACCGTCGGGGGACTTGCGGTCAAGATCGGCCAGTCAATCGCCTCTGGCATCAGCTCGGGTGCGACAGCAATGGCTACCGGCCTCGCTGCTGCAGCGGCGGTTGGGGTGAAGGCTTTCACCGGCCTTATGGGGTCGGTGAATTCCCTTCAGCGCATCATCGGTGGCACGACGGAGCAAGTTTCAGGTCTTCGCGGCGCAATGCAGCTATCCGGTATGGATACCGAAGCAGCCAATACGTCGATGACGATCTTCTCTCGGAAGCTCGAAGAAGCCTCCACCTCTGGTGAGGCTGCGGCAGAGATGTCAGCAAAGCTTGGTACTTCCATCACTGATGCAAATGGAAACATCCGCGAGATGGTGGACATCCTCCCCGAGGTTGCGGACAAGTTCAAGTCGATGCCTGACGGGCCTGAAAAAACGGCTTTGGCTGTGCAGATGTTCGGTCGCTCGGGTACAGCGATGCTGCCCTTTCTTAACAAGGGTGCGGCAGGCATTGCTGAGCTCACGGGTAAGGCCGCCGAGCTCGGCATCGTGCTTGACGATACCGACAAGAAAAAGTTCGGCGCGTTTCGCGGTGCTGTTCGAACCCTCGGCGTCACCTTTCAAGGTCTGGCTGTGCGCATCGGGTCGGCTGTGCTTCCGATCCTCACCGGGCTCGCGACCGCAATCACAAACATCGTTACTCCTGCCGTGACGTGGCTGAGGAACGGCGTCGACGCGCTCGCGCCGTCCTTTGAGAAAATCGGCGAAACCCTCGGCAAAGCGGGCTCTGGATTCGGTGGCATCAAAGATGTCCTGACCGGACTCAACCCAGCTGTTGTAGCCGTCGGCGGTGCGTTTGCGATATTCGCCGGCGGTGGCATCGTGGGCCTCGTCGCAAAGCTGCCGCTGTTTGGGGGCGCTCTTGCCGGACTGCTTGGTCCACTGAAGCTCCTCGCCGGGCCGCTCGGAATCGTCGGAGTATTACTTGCGGTTCTTGCTTCATCGGGCGGAGACGCCAGCGGCATTGTCACAGGCCTCACTGGTGTCATCGAAAAGGTCGTCGCAGCGCTTCCTGGAATTGTCCAGAAGATTGCCGAGGTCATTCCTCAGCTCGTCTCTTCAATCCTTGCGCAGCTCCCAGCACTGCTCGAAGCGGCCGCGGGGATCGTGACAGCCCTCATTGACGGCATCGTCGCTGCAATTCCGATACTGGTAGCCGGTGCCGTGACGCTGCTGAACGGACTCATCACAGCGATCGTGGCGAACCTGCCGATGATTATTGACGGGGCCATTCAGCTTGTCAACGCACTTGTCTCAGGAATCGTAGCCGCGCTTCCGTTGCTGGTTAACGGCGCTATTCAGCTCGTCAGTGGTCTTGTGACGGGGATCGTCGACAACCTCCCGCTGATCATCACGGGGGCGACCCTGCTTGTCACATCCCTCATCGAGGGGATCGTCATTGCGCTGCCGCTGCTTCTTGAAGGTGTCGTCCAGCTGATCACAGCGCTACTGACAGCCATAGTCGAGAGCTTGCCAATGATCATCGAGGGCGGCATTCAACTGCTCATGGCTTTGGTCAACGGAATCGTTACTGCGCTTCCAACCTTGATTACGGCAGTCATTGACCTTGTGATGCAGCTCCTTGGTGCCATCATCGAGAATTTGCCATTGATCATTGAGGCAGGCATCCAGCTCCTGCTGGCGTTGATCACGGGCATCGTCGAGGCGCTACCTACGCTAATTACGGCAGTCATCGACCTGATCATGCAATTGCTTGGCGCGATTATTGAGAACCTACCTCTCATCATTGAGGCCGGAATCGATATGCTTCTGGCCCTCATCGATGGCCTCATTGCGGCGCTGCCGCAGCTGATCACAGCAGCAATCACGTTGATTTTGCAGCTCGTGGCAGGACTACTCAAGATGCTCCCCGAGCTGATTACTGCCGGCATCTCACTGGTCGTTTCACTCATTGTTGGTTTGGTGAAGGCCATACCTCAGATCATCGCAATGATTCCGCAGATTATCTCGGCAATCTGGGACGGTCTGATGGGGGTGGATTGGCTTGGCCTGGGTATCGACATCGTTCTGGGCATCATCAACGGGCTTGGCTCAATGGTGGGTTCCATCGTGGATGCGGTAGTTGACCTTGCCGGTGCAGCGTTTGATGGTTTCAAGGATTTCTTTGGAATCAAATCGCCCGCTCGGCGCTTGATTCAACCAGGTCGCGACATTGTTCGCGGCGCGGTGGTGGGTGTGGACGCTCAGTCGGCAGATCTGGGGGACTCTCTCGTGAGCATGGCCAAGGATGCAGCAGACCGGGCACAAGAGGCAATGACGAGCGTGACAGCAACCGTGAATGCAAATTCGACGGTGACAGCAAGTAGCCCCGGCAGCACGTTGGGAAGCGTAGTCGGGCAGCACGGCGCGACTCAGTCGCCCGTGCCACCAATTCAGGTGTTTGCAAACGATCCTAATCTCGTGGCGGCCGTCGTCGCAGAGAACCTAAGGAGATGACATGCGTGTAACACTCGCCTCAGCCAGGGGGGTGCTCGATTTGGTGGACGGGCCTCACGAGAATCGAGCACCCGGCCCTGGCCTCTGGGGACTCGAAAAAGACGGGCTCTCGGGGTGGTACGAACCTGCCGCGCCGCGCGCATCGTCTGAGCTGATCCCGCAGCAGCACGGTAGCTACTGGCCAGCGCAACTCTTGCTCAGCCCTCGGATACTTACGATCAGAGGGTTCCGGCAAGACAAATCATCTGCCGTCGCCGAGTCAATTGCACGCGATTACCTGGCCGCGCTGATTGTGCACGACCTGACGGTCCATGTGCAGGATGCGGCGGGGATTCGCACTGTGACCGGGTATCAGGGGAGTGTGCCCGTCTTTCGGCACCTCAACAATCACAAAAGCGGGTTCTCATTGATCCTGACATGCCCTGATCCCATGAAGTACGGCCGCGAGGCCACCTTTTCAGCAGTCGGCGGCGTTATCACCGCAGAGAACGCGGGTACCGCGCCTAGCTATCCCGTGTTCGAAGTGTCCGGCAGAGTGACCTCTCTGACGATTACTCAGGGTTTCCGAACCATTCGGTGGGCCGGGGACGCGGTCGGGCTTCGAATTGACACTCGCAGTGGCACCGCCACGAGCAACGGAGTCGAGGTCGGTGGGCTGATTGATGACGTTGTCACCGCGCTCCCGCCTGGCCGTCACGCCCTGACGGTGTCTGCCACGGCTGGCGCGCAGGTCAGCATGAAAGTGAGGCCGGCTTGGTACTAGAACCGCTCAAGGTGCTCGCCTTCGAGACGATGACGGGCCAGTTTATCGGGAATATTCCGTACACCAACGTGGTCTGGAAAAAGTCTCTCAACGAGGCCGGCACGATTGATATAACTGTGGATTGGAGCCGGGAGGCAGCTACCTGGGATATCCGCGGAAAGACGTGGCCATGGCGCACACTCATCGCGGTTATACGTGGTGACACCATCCTTCACGCTGGCCCAGTCGTCAACCGATCGAGGCCCCGCGGGTCGCTGACCATCCCGGCATCGGGCATGTGGGAAATCTTCAAGCATCGCCTAGTGCTGAATTATGCGCTGTCATCCAAAAAGGTTGACGGTCAGGTCATGATAGATGAAGACAATCCAGCGCCGGAGTGGAAGCTTGAACTAACCGGGTCGCTGGTGGATATTGCTGTGAAACTCGTAGCTGAGTCGCTCAAATGGGGTGCCTTGCCAATCACGCTGCCACCGTTAACTGGTGGTCCAAACGTGCGCGTGTATTACGGCTTTGACCTGGCGAGCGTTGACACGCGCTTGTCGCAACTCACCGAGGTTATTGGCGGGCCGGAGCTGCGCTTTGAGCCACGAATCGGGGTCGACGGCAGGCTCAGCTTTGCGATGCAAGGCTCTGCGGAACTGATCGACACAGTGCATCAGTGGAATGAGATTGCGCCGGGACAGCGGGTGTCGTTGGCAAGCATGCACGAGGACGGCAGCGCGATGACGACAGATCACTGGGGTCTTGGCGGCGGTAGCGACGACATGGTGCTGATGACGAGGGCATCGTCCGATGCACTGACAAGGGTGGGGTGGCCGGTGATGCAGTCCGCTGATACGTCTCACTCATCGGTGAGCGAGCTGCCGACGCTACGTGGCTACGTCCAAGAAAGTCTCCTGCGCGGTTCACAAACACAAGAGGTCTTTTCGCTTCAGGTGGGCGCTGAGCAGAATGTGAAGCCGGGGGACTGGGCTGACCTCACTGTGGAAGATTTCTATCTGGGCCATACCGTGCTGCCGCTCAAGATTCTTGAGGTAAGCGGAGACACGAGTGACTGGCTGACTGTGAATGCGAGGGTGCGAAATGGGCTATAGCGCAGCCACGACAGACCCTTTTGAATCGCTCCGACGTCAGCGTGAAGCGGAGTCGATTGCCACACGTGAGGCGCTGTCTGCGGGCGGCACGAGATCCTTTCAATCGGTAGCGAAGCTCAGTGCACAAATGGCGGCGATGGAAGAAGTGATTCTGTCGATTCCACACTCGGTAGTGGGATTCGGCCAAGGCAATAATTATGCCCTCAGAGAAGGATGGAACACGGTCGCCAACGTCACTATTTTGCGACCTCCGGGGAAGAACCGCTTGTCAATTATGGCTATCGGCACTGGCTCCGCCACGAATGTGCGGGAGCTCTCCTTCCCGACTGTGGTGTCGCGGGTCATTATCTCCGGAACAGCGGGGATGGAATCAAGCGCGTCGACGAGGCCGTTTTCTGACCGGACGATGTTTGTCTGCGATAGCTCCTTCGGTATGGACGTCAGCAATCCTGCCGCGTCAATCTCGGTCGCGTTTCAAATTGGTTGGTCTGCCGGATACGGAGATTTCCCGGCGCGGTCTGACAGCGTCGCGCAGCTCACCGCACAAGCAACATTTACAAGGACGTGATCGGTATGAATGGTGTACTCGGGCGGCCAACGCTGCTCAGACAAGATATTGCAATCGGTATCGGACGTGACCAAGAACTCGGGTTCCGCTGGTACAAACACGACGGTACGAATAAGACCCTGGTGGACGTGCGCGGACGCACCGCCACGGTCCGCTTTGAATCGCTCACTGGTGAACTGTGGAAAGAATTCCCTGCGAATATCTACGGTGATTCGCTTGTGAGCATCAAGCTGACGGCCGCTTCTTTGGTAGCGCCCGAATGGGCCGGCCGATATACCGGCGCGTGGTCGCTGCGCATCAGCGACTCAACATCAACAGTGCAGGTTGCCTCCGGCTATCTGTACCTGTCGCAATAGAAAGAGGAAATGATGGTAGATCAAGTTGTCGACATCGTAGAATTTGGTATCCCCGGAGGCCAAGGGGATAGAGGGCGTGACAATCAGCTAAAAATTGGCACCGTCACAACCGGAGCCACCGGCGCGGCCGCCGCAGCATCTATCGTCGGCACCTACCCGGAGCAGACGCTCAATCTCACACTGCCCCGAGGCTCGACAGGAGCCACCGGCGCCGGTCAGAACTGGGCGGACATTCTGGGGAAGCCAACAACGTTTACACCTTCGGCCCACACCCACACTGTTGCTGAGGTGACCGGCCTTGCCGCTCGTCTCGCTGCCATTGAAACGGTTACCGAGGGAACCGTGGTGGTCAATTCGGGCTGGGTATTTTCAACCTCTAGGCTCCGAAAAACTGGCAGGCGAGTGCTTGCCGATATCACTATTGGCCGCACCTCGGCCTTGGCGCTGACAGGCGTAGTGGTCGTCCCCGGAACGATCCCGACAGGATTTCAGCCTGAAACCTTGCAGCGTTACACCCCCGGGCTCAACCTCAACGGGAGCGTTGATGCATGGATTGCGCCGGATGGGTCAATCAACCTCCGCACATTCTTCTCTGGCGGCATCACCATTAGTACGAACACGCAAATTGCTATTCAGGGAGTCTCGTGGGACACCCCTGTGTAGCAATCAACGCAGTCGTGCTCTGCGCGGCCTATGGGCATCGAACGCCGATAACCCAGGCCTTGTCACATGCGCCAAGTCCCAAGGGCCACCGTGCTATATGGCCAGCACATCACCTCGGCTTACATCGCCAAATAATAGGAGGGTCGAATGACTCACAGCAAATACACCAATCAGATCGTCCAAACGCACCAACGGTCCTCGCGTGGGGGTCACCAAATCAAGTACTTCCAGCTTCACCACATGGCCTCAACAGACGGCCCCGGCGTCGTTCGGATGATGACCTCCGGCGCACGCGAGGTCAGTGCAAACTACGCCGTGTATAGCGACGGCACCGCCGTGTGTGTTGTGGACGAGGACCTTCGCGCGTGGACCAGCGGTACTGGTGTCCAGGACTCCGAGGCAATCACTTTCGAGATCGCCAACGACAACACCGCCGGGTGGAGCGTATCGCCCGCCAGCCACGAAAAGGTCGCAATGATCATCGCGGATGCGGCGAAACGCTACGGCATCCCCATTACCCGTGACCGGATCTATGGCCACAACGAAATGACCGCGAAATTCGGCACCTCATACGCGACCGCCTGCCCTGGCGGTCTCAACATCGATTGGATCGTCAATCGAGCAAACCAAATCACCAACGGCGCGTCTGCGTCCGCAGCAAAGGAGACACCTCTCGTGGCAACACCAGCAGAAATCAACCAGATCGTCAAAGCCATCATGGATGCGCCTCAGCCTCGCATGACGACTGACGGAAAGAGTACCGGCAAGTTTGACAACATCGGTGGTGTGCTTCGATACGAGTACAGCAAGTACGAGGCACTGCAGAAGCAACTCGTCGACATGCAGAAGCAACTCGCCGCACAGAAGACGCAGACCGCCGAGGTAAGCAAAAAGCTCGACCAGGTGCTCACAGCCCTCACTAAGAAGTAACGATGTCTGTCCGGGACATTTGGGAATCCATCACGGAACCCCGGCACCTCAAGACCGCTTACGCCGCCATCTACCTCATCGTGCTCGGCATCGGTGCAGGCTCGCTCGTGACACCACCGGCAGTCATGACCGGAGAAATCGGCGAGCTCACGTCGATTGCATGGTCACTACTGTTCATCGTCGGGGCCATCGGGGGCATCGTCGCAGTGTTCCCCGGGTGGTGGTGGGTGGAGCGACTCGCAATCGGAATGATTCTGGTTGGGATTGGCATCTACTTCGCGGTGGTGATCTGGGCAGACATGCACGATGGTGGTGTCACCCGATACACACAGGCAGGGCTGAGTTTTCTCTCCGGCTCCGTCTTTTACATCCGCTGGCTTCTTATCAAGAAGTACAGCTTCGAGCCGCGAGGGGGTACACCCGAATGGCAGCAGATCCCCAAATGATCGAAACCATAGTGCAGGCCGTACTTGTGTTCTGCACGGGCGGCGGTCTCGTCAAGCTACTCCAATGGCTCAAAGGGATGCGAGGAGGAGCCACTACCCAACTGCGCGCGGACTTCGACCGCATGGCGGGTGAGCGAGATCGCGTCGCCGAGGAACGAGACAAAGCGCTCGCCGAAACTGACCGGCAAGAGCAGCGCGCAGACCAAGAAGCTGCTCGACGGCGACGCCTCGAGGAGTCCCTCAGCCGTCACCGCCGAATCATTGCTGAGGCACCGTGCCTCACAGAAGCAGATCTGCCACCTTGGCCGGTCTAGATTGGAGAAACATGGCAAAGCACGCTCAAATTCCGACGCCATGGTATGTCAACCAGCGCGTATGGCGCACACTATTTCAGGTCGGGTTGCCGTCTCTGCTCACGTTTGGCTTGCTCGTTCCAGAGGTCATCCAAATAGTTCTTGACGGTTACGGCGAGACCTTGCCGCCATCGGCACGAGGATGGCTCATTGGTGCGGCCGCCTTCGTAACAGTTACTGCCGGGATCTTGTCGAAAGTCATGGCGCTTCCTACAATAAACGACTGGCTGAGTCGGCACACTCTGTTCGGAACAGTCCCGAAGGCTGTCGCCGCAGCCGATACCTCTTGGGGTGAGGGAAGTAGGGGCTGATCATCATGCCAGACATCGAAACGCTCGACGATTTTGTGCTTGCGTCATTACTAAACAAAATCGTCGAGGAACAGGCACGCCGGCAACGATTGTCTGCCATTCCTGTTCAGGTGGCTGACCTACAGAAGCAATTCCTTGCGGACGGTGGGGACCCCGCAGAGCTTGCGTGATTCGTATTTACTGCTGGGCATAAACGTACCTCGCCGGAAGACAGGTTGGTAGCCGAATTGAGTTATCCACAGGCAAAGATGCGGGCATGTAGCAGTTATGGCACAGTGAAGCCATGACTCTCAAACTATCTCTTGAAACATACGAAATGACATATGGCCAGTTGATCGATTTTGCGGACATTGCTAGGGCATCTGGGGTCGACCGCAACGCCCCTGTTGAGCAGGTCGAAGACCCCCAGGTCCCCAACATCGTAGAGCGTTTTGAACTAGATGTAGTTCAAGTTCCTACATCAAACGTGATCATCGATGCATCAACCGCCGCTGATTATGCTCGTGCTCTCGCCAGTATTATCCACAACGAAGGTGATGCACGTGCTGAGCTGGAAACACTTCGGGAAATCTATGAAGCATTGACGTCCAGAATCTAGTTGATTCTACAAATGCCCGCCCTACTTCGGCAGGGCGGGCATTTTGCGCACGAAATCTCAGATCGCAAATGCGATAACCTTCTAAAATGAGACAGTTCTCTACCGCGATGCATGTGATAGTTCTGGTGATAACGGCAGCCGCGACCGTCATTACGGCACTCGTTGAGTTTGGGATAATTACGGATAAGCCATGGTGGGCAGTCACGGTAGTCATCGTGGCCGTTGTCGCCGTGATGCTGAGTGGATTTCGCTCCCTGGCATGGGAGAGAACTGAGGTAGAGACGCTACAAATCAAGCGGCAAATCCAAAAAGCCATAATTCCAGTACTGACGGCTGCTGCAGAGACAAGCGGTGTCAAGATCACGCAAATTGGCGTGAGCGTTTTTGAAACCAAACGAAATCGATTTCGTAAATGGAAGATGCATCTATCTCGAGTTCTAAGATTTAGGTTATCGGACCACCCGCAAGAATCACGAGTTCGCTGGGTTCCAGCTAAGGGGGCAATCGGACGGGCCTGGAAGGAAGGGAATATCGTCCATATCGACTGGATGGAAGTTAGGCGTCGCGTGCCTGTTGCCGACGAGGCCTACTTTGCTCAGCCCTCGGAAGTGCTTGACGTGGATCTGCAGGGTTTTTCCTATCCTGAGTATCGGAACATCGAGTCAAAGTATGCAGAGATTCTTGCCATCCCCATCATCAAAGAAAGCTCCAATGCGAGGTGTATCGGTGTGCTCGCCATCGACATTCCGCAAGGGGTTCTTCCTCAAAAGCCGGGCAGGCTGGACGATCTCGATCTCGTCTCCCTCGGTACTACAGCGGCAAGTACTATCGCCAATGTCCTTGGGAAAAGGTAG